TACAGAGGGATCTAACTAAGGAGATTATTATGAAAAAGTTATTCGTGGCAATTATGATGATGTGTGGGCTTTGCGAAATGGCAAATGCTCAGAATGTAGTAAACTATGGATACGGACCAGTTGTTGTTCAAGCTCAGCCAGTATTTGTGGCTCCGGCACCAATTGTTGTTTATAAGCCCGTGGTGGTATACCAGCCGGTTGGGGTTTTAGTTCCAGTAGTTCCTGCTCCAGTTTGGTATCCAGTAGTTCCAGAGGTTCGTAGGCCGTGTTGGAACTGGTTTCATGTTCAAAGACCAACATATTATTATTATCAATAAACTGGCCAATTTTTAATATAGGGGCCGATTGTGTTTGCACCACCGCATAGTTTTTCGCAAAACCCAGAGGACCCTTTGCCAAACAGAAAAACCCCCCTTTATCTCGGTCCGTTGGGGACCCATTGATCGAAAAATAAGGACTTATATCAAATTCGATACGAAAAAATCGTCCTAAGTACTTATATGGCAAGGATTTAGAAAAATTTTGCGAAACCTTACGAAAATGTAAGGAAATTTTATGCTTGAAAATAAAGTTTGAGTTGGTATAATGTCGATATAAGAAGAAGAGACAACAAGAGGACAAGAAAATGAACAACAACCAATTCAACATGGGCGACAAGGTGGTATGGAACTTTGTGTTTGAAGTTCCCCAGGAGAATGGTGTTGTGGTGGGTGTGAATAATGATAAGGTTGAGGTGGAGTATGAGGGTTATATAATGGGTGGTGGACATAAGGTATACAGGGAATGGTTGAATGTCGAAGAAGTGGATTTTCTTTCGAATTGGGTTTTCTAAGGTATTGACAATAGCCTAGCCGATACTATATAATAGAACCAACACACGAGGAAAAGAACAATGACTATTCAAGTAAGTGGAAACGATAAAGATGGATGGAAGGTTGTACAGCACAAGAAAAGTAACTCATATACTATCGCTTGGTTCAATAACTTTGTACAGTTAGAAAAATTCTTGGATAAGCTAGGTGTGGGGAATAACTATATCTGGTGATCTAAAGCCTTACCCTATAAGCACTTAGGGCTAGGCCAGCGGGGCGCGTTTGATGCAACTCCTTACTCCATAAAGACTTAGAGAAAGCTTACGACATTGTAAGTTTTAAGTGTTGACGTATGAAAAGCCGATATGTATAATAGGCTCAACACAAGAGGAGATGATAAAAATGGAAAATGTCGTGACTGTCTACTTTTCTTCTGACTGCTGTGGATGTCAGATGACTTTCGCCCAAACCGATTATGGTATCTGCCCCAACTGCTGCGAACATTGCGAAGTGATCGGCGAGGAAGTGATCGAGGATACTGGGGAATATTGAAACCTTACGATATTGTAAGATTCAAGGTATTGACATAGAAAAGCCGATAAGTATAATACAAGCACACGAAAGGAAAACTTATGACACACGCTGAAGCGGTTAAGTATGGTAAGGGAAAGAGGAATAAGGATCGTCGCAAGGTTGGTAACAATACCTATGCAGAAATTCTTCCTGATGGTAGTGTAGGTATTATGCTGCATAGTACCTATGTAGTAAAGATTCATCCCGACAATAGCGCTACCCTCAATAGTGGGGGTTGGCATACGAGCACCACTAAGGATAGAATCAACCAGTATTCACCTGTACGGGTGTACCAACGCAAGGGTGAATGGTATCTGGAAAGTGGTCTAGAGTATGAAGATGGTATGGTTGTAGCTGATATGAATTTGATATACTAAACGTAAGTCCTTGACCCTAAAGCACTTAGGGCAAGGCGGGCCGGCCGGGTTCGACGTAAGTGCTTATCTCATAAGACTTTACGATGATATAGCAAATGCTGTGCCAATACCAAAGAAAGTGACACAAAGTTTTGTCAAAATCTCTTGACAATAAAATCTCTGGATTTCTCTTGCAAACTCAAGAAAGCTGTGGTATAATGTCGATATAAGACATAGAGAAGAAAGAAAGAGAGAAAAGAATGTTTGAGATTGGTGACAATGTGGTGCTGAAGGGATTCGAGAAAAGGATTATCGGAAAGATTGTTTCCTATCATTACGATGAAGGGAATGTATGGGTCGTGAGAACCGAAGGTGGAAATCTTTGGGATTGTTGCGATAACGAATTGGATATCCTTACGGTATTGTAAGGTTGACACGATAAAATCAGTTTGGTATAATACACACACAAGAAAGAGAGAAAGCCATGAAAACCAAGTATCCCATCATCGAAAACGCAAAGCGTCAAGCCCGTATGATTTTTAAGGGTATTGCAATCCCGATGCTCGTAGAAATCCCCGATGATCGAATCACAGAAGATACCGATTACGTCTACGGTGTGACTGACCACAAGCGTTATGTCGTTTCGGAAAAGGTTCTCAAGTTCAATCGTACTGCCTTGAAGAATCTGGGTAAGGTTCGCAAGGAAAAAGCTGACCCCCGCTATGTGGGAGGTGAGGATACCATGATCGTTCCGGTTGGCAAACCGGGAAGCCGCGAGCGTGTCGAGGAATTGACCAAGCAGTATGGAGCGGTTGCTCATCTTGAAATCAGTCCGTTCAGCTTCAAGGGAGAGGGCGAATGAATGACTGTACATTAGTGTACGATGTTACACTAGAGACTGAGCGATGGGTAAAGAGCAAATATGTAAGGTTATACCCTAAGCTATACCTACCCGTATGGATGGGTACTGAACGAATATACAGAAAACGAAAAGCTTAACATAAAGCCTTGCTGCTAAAGAACTTAGGGCAAGGTGGGTCGGCCCGGCTCGACATAAGTGCTTATTCTGTAAAGACTTACGACAATACAGCAAATGATGTTCCAAAGCCAAGCATAAACCTTACGATATTGTAAGGAAACTTTTTCTGGTCTATTCTATTGACAAATGACGATAATAGATGTATAATCATAGGACAAGAAAGAAAGAGAGAATGAAGATGAGAAAGCCTCCGAAAAGTTCGACTGTCAAGGGTAAGATCAACGCCTATGCCTACAAGTGTGGGTTCACGTTTCATCCAAAAGAGGATGGATCGTTTGCTCTGTTCGACATTCATATGGGATACTACGTTTGTCGTGGTACTCATGATCGAGTTGTCCAATTCGTGATGGATGAATTGTGGGCGAAGTATTACCGTTCACAGCCGACCCCCGTATGAGGGATTGACAGGTCGGACAAAATAGTTTAGAATTGACTCATAAGAAAGAGAGAATCGGGATGTTTGAAAATGTGAAGTTCAAGGTAAGGTTCGATGGTTTTGAACAGCCTTATACCGATACCATTGAGAAAGCTGTCAAGTGGTATATTCTTGGTGTAAAAGGTAGTGCTCAATACAGGTCAGATTTGCTTTATAGTGTGGATGGTGGGAATGAATGGATTATGTATAAGAGTCAACATAACATGACTCTGAAAGATAGCAATTTTGCAGAAGTTATGCTGAATGATCTATCTAGTCAGATTATGGAACTTGCAGACTACTTTCCCGGAGATGATGGGTAGGATATGGGGATTAATCACTTAAACAAAATGGAGATGCAGGGATGTATCAATTTGATTTTATTAGTGTCGCTTTCGGCTATATTTGTGGTATTGTACTGTACGCTAGTATGTCAAATATCATGTATATGGAGGAAAATGATGAAAATTAGTGATTATATTCTATTGGGGGTGTGTTTCATTCTAGGGTGTGGCTTGACGTATCTCCTTCACCAGTAAGGATTTACGACCAGTCCGGCCGGCCCCGCGAAGCGTAAGTGCTTATGCTGCAACACTTTACGTCAACTAAAAAATTTTTCATCTTTGGCATGAAATTATATTCTGGAATTTCCCAAGTTTCTGCTTGACAATGGTCGATAATAAGTGTAGAATCACAGCACACGAACGATAACCACCAAGGAACAGAATCATGCTGCACGATTTTGAGGAAATCAACGCCGTCCTGTCTGCTATGCACGATCAAGGTATGGTTGAGCCGATTGACGATCCTTCGTTTCAGATTGATTTTTGGGACTATGCCGAAGTGGTCGGCATTGTTGACGAGTTTGTTCCCGAGGAGTATACTGTATGAGCCATCCAGATTCCTGCTACGATCCCGACAACTTTTACGAGGACGATATGAATTACGACGATTACAATGGTTTTTATGGCGAGGATAGCTCTAACTACCATCCGGATGCTGATCATGAGATTGCTTCACAATTTGAAGAGAACGATGAAGATGAAGAATGGTCTGACGATTATGATGATAGTATGGATGGAGATCACGAGTCCGGCCTTGCGAGTGCGGGTTGGGGGACCGATGAAGATTACGGCCACTATGGCGATGACATCGACGCTTTCAACGGGGAGGATTTCTGAATGAATTATCACTGTTTCAATATTTCGATTCGTGACGGAGAAGGTGTTGCAACTCTTGATAAAGAGTATACAATACAGATTCCGGATTGTGATATGACTGCACCAACGGAACGGGCAGATCATTTGGGAATTATGTGCGATGCTTTGGTAGCTGTTAGTGGTGTTGAAATTGAATCTTTCCAGTATAACGAGGTGACTGTATGAAATGTAATGTGACTATTACTGATACGCTTGGTGGTGAAGCTAACTATGGTTGGGTGAATCGATACGGATTTGATCTTCCAAACGAAGTTTCACAACGCACTATTACATACTATGCTAAAAAAGCCACTGGTATGACTAACGTAAAGGCTGATACATATGATTATGGGGAAAGTCTTACGATCAAACCGCGAGGGTATAATCAAATTATTTTCGTGGATTTCGAGTGACTCTATACTCGCCACAAACCCTTTGTGCATAAGCACTTAGGGCCGGCGGGGCGTGCCGGGCGCGACGTAAGTCCTTATGCCACAATGCTTTACGTCAACCTTACGATATTGTAAGAAAATTTTCTATTTGACAACTAAAGTTTCATCTGCTAAAATGTCGATATAAGAGATAGAGAAAGAGAGAGTGAAGAATGAGTTGGAATGAGTATCGGATGAGTAGGGATATGTGGGGTAATGTGAAGCATGAGCATATCCATGTTGGTTGGACTGTGACGTTTGATATGGATGGTAAGCGTTACTCGTGGAATCTTAATGCAAAGTATAGGGCTAAAATTGACGTTGAACGTAGGGTTTCTGAGAAGTATCCTGCTGCTACTAATATTCGTTGCAACAAGAATATTTGTGAGGTTTGAAGGGAATAAATGAGATAGTTAAGTAAAAATGAAATTAACGATCTAGGTACAGAAATGACAAACGAAGAAAAATGGATTGAATATCGTCGCTCTGTTGGATTGTCTGATCAGTCTCCAGAAATCGAAGATGGTTGGGATAAGAAACATAATTGTTCTAACCGAGTTGCTCGATTAATTTACATGAACGATTCTGATACTTATGGAGATTGAGAATAAATATGAATGGAAATAATCCACATTGGCCCTATTGGCTGAGTAATACCATAAACTTTACCTATAATGGTAAGGATGTATGGGGTACGATTATGAAGTTTGGTAATGGTTTTGTGACTCTAATCACTAAAGACGGTTATCGAAACTATTCCTGGAATAAAATGACCCCCACAGTGCTGTACTCTTGTGCAGTAAGTGAGTTGATAAAACTGTATCAATGGCATAATGATGATCGGTTTAAGTATCTTTATGACCATTATGGGCCTTATATACAGCCCTATCCTTGGAAAGAAGATTAGACTTGACAGCTAAAGTTTTTATGGTAGAATGTCTATATAAGAAGAAAAGAGAAAGCAAATGAAAACAAAAAAGAAGGTATTGACAGAGTACCAAAAAGCGGTTATGCTTATGGATCGTGAGACAAATCGTGCAGTTGCTCAGGTTCAGATGCTTAAGAAATTGTATGCTGAAACTCAAAAAAATGCTAAAGCTGGGGCTTGACTTTTGTCGATATATAGTGTAGACTTGACGTATGGATGTTGTGATCGGTTTTCAATTTGAAAGGGTTTCTATGAACGATGCGTTTTTGTTTGGTTCGATTTTTGCGGCTGCTGCCGTTGCTGTTGTGGGTTTCGTCTTCTATTCGGTCTATGGTGGATCGAAGGCTAGCTTGGCGAATGCCCAAGAGGGTCAGGTTTTCAACTTTGTTTACGAGCAGCCTTTGCATGGAACGCATGAGCGTTTTCTTGCCAAGGTGATCGGCAAGCAGACGCTGACTGCTGACCAGATTAAGAGACTGAATCGAAAGAGCCGATATCGTATCAATGATCCTGAGTTTGTGCGTACTACCAATCTGGTAACGTGTCGAACTGCGGATGGTAAGGTGCGTAATTTCTATGCAGAGCGAGTGACGAAGTGCCGAAAGCCTCTTCTGGCCGGTGCTTTGTTCAAGAGCGGTTTTGCTAACCTGTTCTAAAAACTAGCAGCCTCTGCTTACTAACTGACCAACCCCTAACCCTTTGACACCAAAGGACTTAGGGCGCGGTCGGCCGGCCCGCTTCGTCATAAGTCTTTATGTCCCAACACTTTACGACAATTTTTTTTTGCTCAAGTTTTTCCTCTTGACAAGCCGATAATAGTAGTGTAGAATACAGGGAATCAAAAGGAGAAAAAGATGCTGTTTACGCCTTATGCTTTGACGGATTCGGTGACTCGCAAGGTTAGTGACGAGGGTATGGTTGAGTTTAGTGGGTTGTCCACTGGTGGGCGTGAGTTTAAGATAGTCACGCGAATTGACGATGCTAATCGTTGGATCAATGGCGAGTTGATTCAAGTTGCTTTCCCGTATCTGTCTGCTGATGAGCGTGAGATTCTCAAAACGGGAATTGATGCTCAGGAGTGGGAAACGATGTTTGCAGGAACTAAGGAGGAAGAAGAATGAATACTGATACTTATATGGTAATGAAGGGCAATAAGGTTGTGGGCTATGTGGAAGCATATAGTACCTATCATGCTCTGATTATGGCCGAAAAGTTGTATGGAAAGAATTTGCTCATTGAGCGAATCTCCAATAGTTGTCCCGCCTAATCCTACGGATTTGGGCTGGATGGGTTTAGTCAGCCAATAGTCGGGGCTTGACAAAGAGTTTTTAATAGAGTATACTTGGAGTAAGGAGAAAATTATGCTGACAAGTGAAGAAAAGGGTTTGATTGCTGGTCGTGTGGCTAGTTTTGCTATGAAGATGGTTATACAGGCTAATGATTATAATCCTGAGGTTATGACCGCAGAACTAGATAAGTTTCAGGCTTTTATCTGTGGCGCTCTTGAGGCTGCTATTCGTGATGGTAGGCGTGAAGCACTGGTTACAACTCTTAACTGAGCCCTTTCGTCCTAAGTGCTTTGCCCAAGGGTACTTAGGGCGAGAGTGGCCCGCCGGATTCATCATAAATACTTGTGTATCATAGGGTTACGTCAATGCTAAAAAATTTTTGGAATTCCTACAGAAACCTCTTGACAAGTGACGATAATAGATGTATACTTAGCACATAAGCAGATGAGGGCCGCTGGCAGAATGATATCAAAGTAGCCACGGTTAAATGGCTGTCGAGTATGGCTCAACCCTATCTGCTTTACAATACAAAACTCGTGGGTCCATGCCTTGGACTAGGTTGGGTAACTCATTACGATAAGCATCGCATGTCGCGGCAGCGATGATGCTGACGGTGCCGGTTACGCACTGGATAGTAATGCCAATCTATGGGGGATCGCGTCCTCACCACGTTATAATACAATCAGTAATCGTTCCCAAGAGCCAGACAGATTGCTTCATGAACAATCTCAGGGAGGTTTCCGTGGACGGTTTCCACTAATGTTTACCTGGCCCAAGGGTTCAAAATATCGGGTATTAGTGGAGTATAGAACCGGAGTCGTAAATGGTTCGCTGGTTACAATACAAAGGAGAAAGATGAATAAAAACGAGGCGATCATTAAGGTTCTGAGGGTTTTAAGGAGCCAATCGGCTGCTGTAAATAAACCTAATCGGGAAGAGACATTGACTTTAGCAGAAGAGCATGGTATAACAGCTAAGGAACTGATTGACACATGGGTAGAAATTTGTCGAAATATATAATGAACTGGAATTATAATAATCCTGTTATAAATGGATTCTATATCTGTTGTGTTAAGGATTACTCTTTTCCTTTTACTCTATCTTGGAATAAAGAGCTTGGTGGTTGGGGTGAGTGGTGGCACGGTGAATATGATGATGAACCAGCAGAATGGAAACAATTTGACAACGAACTAGTGGTGTGTTATACTAGCTTCCAAGGAATTCCTATGCCGGAGGGTTGGAAATGATCTATCTAAATATTAATGAGATTGAGCGGTTGGCCGAAATTGTGGCCGAACTGGTTAAGTTGAACATGTGTGTGGTTGCTGAGTTGAAGGGGACTAAGTGGAGTATTGAGGTAACTAAGTAATGGAATGGATTAGTTTTTTTGAGAAGCAACCAAAAGATTATCAAGAGATATTCTATTATGGGCAACATATTGGTGTGTGGCTTGGTCATTATGAATATCATGCTGATGATCCTGTGAGTCCTCATATTTTAATTTGCCATGAATCTATTGGTCTTGTAGACCGTATGGATGCTCCGTGGTGGATGCCTTATGAGGGACAACAAAAACCACCACCACCCAAAGAACATTATCCAAAGGATTATCCGTCATAATGGACAAAGGTCTAAAAATACTTAGCGATATTTGCCCATGTGGAGAGTGTGATACTCTGGTATGGAGATATGATAATAATGGGGTTATCTGGAAGTTTTGCCAGCAGTGTCATTGGTGGTTTATTGGTAACTCATGACAGGATAAGGACTTAGGGAAAGCCGGGCGGGCCGCGTTCGCCGTAAGTCCTTGCTGCTAAAGACTTTGCGTTTAAAAAGATTTTTTCAAGATTTCCTCTTGACTTGTCGATAATAGTAGTGTAAGATACTAGCAACACGAAAGGGAAAATGATGACTGTTGCTGAATTGATCGAAGAATTGAAGATGGTGCCACAGGATAGCATGGTGGTGGTTCAGGGCTATGAGGGTGGTTACGACAATCCCTATCTGTCTACCGCCACGCTTGTTGAAAACGACAACTGGGATGGACAAGAAAAGTTTTATTGGTATAATGGACGACACACAAAATACTATGGAGATATGGTTGGAGATCAACCGATCAATTGCATAGTTGTTGGGAGAGGGAAATGAAACAGGTAGAGCTACACGCCGAAGTACGATTTCATCTGCTCAATGGGCAGAACTATCGCAAGTGGCAAGTAAATATTATGCAGGGTGAGAAGAAGGTTGACCAATTTTATGTAGACCCTACAGAATACCAGTTGGAGATGCGTGGTTGCAAGCTGGTAAATAAGGTAGCTAGGGCAAAATGGGTCAATAAGAAACAGAAAAAGAATGTTAGTGGTTGGGTACAGTGCGAGGAGGTTATGCTTCGCAAGGATTTTTATCCCTCTTTGCCTATTGACAATCTTGAGAAGTTGTATTATAATCCCATTCGTGATGTTCACTGGCGACGAGAGAGTGATGGTGGTGAGTTTGTGTGGGATAACAGCGAGTATGACACCTTAGTTACCGATGGGCGACAGGTTCATATTCTAGAAGAACGTAACGGAAATTTTGACGGTATTTACGAGATAGACCCTAAGTATACAGAAAGTTTTGGAATTTATGATCAAGGTTGAAATGAGTGTTCGTGAGGCTCTGAACATGGTGTCGAACGGTTGCAATCTCGATATGTTCGAGAAGATCGTGTGTGCGTTGGAAGTGGCTCTGGGCGTGAACCAGCGTCGTATGGTAACGATCACCGGAGGTCTGACTCTGGACAATCGTATCCATTCCATCAAGGCTATTCGCCTCCACACTGGATGGGGTCTCAAAGAGGCCAAGGATTGGACTGACTATCTGGTTGGTGGCTGGCATTACGATAAGTTCGTTCCTGCCAAGTCCGGGGCCAAGCAGAGCATCACTCTGAAAACACCCGAAGCGGCAGAAGCGCTGCTGCGTGATCTGGTGGGTTTGGGTTGTGAGGGTTTTCTCTCATGACCTAAAGCCTTGTCCCTAAAGAACTTAGGGCGAGGCCGGTGGCGCAAACTTGATGTAAGTCCTTGCCACCAAACAACTTAGGACAAAATCAAAATTTTTTGAGCAATCCTCAAGTTGCAGCTTGACAATGCCGATAATATACTGTAGAATGAGAGTATCACGAGACAAGACTCCGCGATGATGCCAACAACAGAAACCATCACGACGGACTTGACAAGTGGGTAACAGTAACGTATACTGGTACTAGAACGATTGGTAACTGTAACACTTTTGGAGAAATGACATGAAGAAGTTTAGTTTTGTGATTGATGTTGTGGCCGATGAGCTTGATCGTGATTCGGTTGTGGATTCGATTCGTGACTGCCTGAGCGGTAGCCTCCCTGGCGACGTTCATGCGAATGTCAAGGCCGGTGAGGTCAAGGCTTTTAGCGAGCAGGGTTATAAGGTGTGGCGAGCGAGGGTTACGGGTGTGACAGCCGAGCAGGCTGGCGATGCCCATGATGGTAAGGTAGAAAAGGAAACTGCCGAAGTGGTTGCGTGATCGACTCTAGGGAGTTATAATGGCTGCGAGCCTCCACGGGACGCCGTGGGGGCTTGCGGTATTGACGGCCCCATAGTTAAATGGATATAATAAGTGACTTCTAATCTCTAGTTGCAGGTTCGATTCCTGCTGGGGCTATTGTTGGGGGCGTAGATCAATTGGTTAGATCGCTAGCTTGTCACGCTAGAGGTTGCGGGTTCGAGTCCCGTCGCTCTCGTTTATCGTAAACCCTTACTGCATAAGCACTTAGGACAAATGCGGCGGGCCGGCCGAGTCGTAAGTCCTTATTTCACAACAACTTGCGTCAAGAATAATTTTTTGAAGTTTTTCGCTTGACTATGCCGATACTATAGTGTAGAATCGGTAGACACAGGAGAAGAACATGAAAACTGCAGACGGTAATGATAAGTTGGGTAAGGGTTGCATTGTGGTTTCGCGTCCGGTTGGCGATACTTGCCCGCCCGATTGCGACTATCTTGGTAATGGCTGTTATGCTGAAGCGACTGAGAATCAGTATAAAAATGCCCGCACTGCCGGGTTTGCTAATGTTATTACGGAGAAGAATAAAATCCGTGCCATGATTCTGGAAGCAAAGCGTCGTGAGAAGTCTATCCGTTGGCATGAGCGTGGTGACTGGTTTCTCAATGGGGAACTTGACCTAGACTATGTTGCTAATGTAACGTGGGCTTGTGAGAGTATTCTTGCCGATGGCGATAGTCTGCCCGATATGTGGTTTTATACTCATATCTACGATTCTCGACTTGTGAGTCTGGAAAAGTATATGAATGTATACGCTAGTGTGCATGACGATAATGATATGGGCGAGGCTCTGGCACAGGGTTTCAAGCTGTTCGCATGGTGTGATAGTGATATGAAGATTGCACCCAAGCGACCCAAGAGCAAAGCAAAGGCCGAAGCATGGCGACAAGCACTGCCAAAGCTGGTGGTTCTCAATGCCACAAAGTTTGTTGTATGTCCCGAAATTCGTCGTGGCCGGTCGGAAATCACTTGCACCGGCACTAAAGATAGTATATCATGTGACTTGTGTGTTCGTGGTTTGGCTAATGTATTGTTTCCAGCCCATTGAAAGGAATTATCATGAGCTACGTTGGATTGTATGATGATGCAGGAAGTAAAAATGCTTTCTATATTATCAAAGATAAAAAGATTGGCCGGAAGCGTGTGGGCTTCAAAGAGTTTGAGAGCGAGAAAGAAGCTAAGTTTGCCCACCGGGTTCAAAAGCATCTGGCTCAGTTTGATTTGGCCCCTATGGTATATGGGGATGTTGGTATGATTCGTAGACACGATGGTGAGTTGACCGCTCATGGTTATTTGACCGAAGTTGCTCGACCTATGCCGGAATGTCATGATGATGAATATTGTGATGGTGAATGTTTTCAGAGTGAATGTAAAAATGGTCAAATGATACAGTTTGTCGTCGATAAACTAGATAGTATGGGCTTGTCATACAATGATGCCCACAAGGGTAATTTTGGTTATATTCGGCGCAAGGGAAAATGGGTAGCGGTTGTTATCGACCTTGGAATTGAGAGCTTTACTGAATGGGATGAAGATATTTATGGACAGTTTGATTACGATGCTGATGAAGATGTTGATTGTTATGGAGTGTGTAATTGTGTTCACTGTCAAAAAGTTCGTCAAAACTTACAGGATTAAAGATAATGAGCAAATACTATATAAAATCTGGAACACTAGAACTAATTTATTCCTGCAACAAATGTCCAAGAGATGCTGCGATGGATGCTATATGGGAAACAAATGAAAATGATACACTAGATGAGTTTATCTATCTTGATGAACGTGGATATAAAAACTATACAAATGCTGATGGATTAACTTGTGTGTTACATACTAGTCATATTCTAAAAGACGCAGGATGGAGTATTGAATAAGACTTTCCGCAAACCCTTACTGCGACAGCACTTAGGGCGAGCGGGGCCGCCCGGCTTTGACGTAAGTCCTTAGCCCACAACACTTTAGATCAAATTCAAAAATCTTCTAAAGTTTCTCCGCCGGATTGGTCGATAATAGATATATGAGAACAAGACGACTATCAACGAGGGGTGAGAGAATGATCCAGTGGGTTGGGATTCTGATTGCTGTTTTGGGATTAGCCTATAATGGTGTAAAAGATTATCAGAAAGGTGATATAAAATTATCCAGACTTCCACAAAAACAGGTCTTGACAAAACCAGTCTATCCCGTACAATACTGTCTGATGGCTTACGACCCTAATGTTAACAAAGTTTTTTACCTACACGAAAATGGACAATGGCATGATTACGCTCCACAACAACGACGATATGAGGCCACGCCGCAACCATATCAAGATCAAGGTAAGACCGCAGTGGCAAGTTCCTACGGGTCACAAGGAACACCGTCACACCGTTATGGACAATCGCCCCAAGCGAACCCGAACCCGATCCGCTGAAAAGCGTAGGGCTTGCGAGAATGGGGACTATTGACTATGATTAGTAGTATGCCAGTGTAGCTCAGTCAGCAGAGCGTCAAATTTGTAATTTGAATGTCGCGGGTGCAACTCCTGCCACTGGCTTTTATTGCCCGATAGCACAATGGTACTGCAACGGATTTTGGTTCCGTCGTTTCTAGGTTCGAATCCTAGTCGGGCATTAAATTATGGTTCGAATCTTGACTCTCAGATGGTGTATAATTATTATATACTAGGAGTCAAGAACTATGAAATTAAAAGATCAAATTTTACAACTAAAAGCTGAGGGTTATTCTTATAGACAAATACAAGATAAGCTTGGGTGTTCAAAAGGCACAATAGCATATCATGTAGGAATAGGTCAAAAGGATAAAACTAAAAACAGAACTAAAGAATACAGAACAAAAGTAAGAAAGTATATACAAGAATATAAAGCTGGAAAAAAATGCTCAGACTGTAAAGAAGATTATCCTTATTGGCTATTAGAATTTGATCATATTGGAGATGATAAGAATTTTAATATCTCAGAATTTTCAGAGCACAGCACCTCGATAGAAATAATAAAAGAAGAGATTAGTAAGTGTGAACTGGTTTGTTGCAATTGCCATAGGAATAGAACATTTATGAGACAAACTAGTGATGCTAGATATGTTGGTTTAGAGTTTTGTAAATACGAAGAATAATTGATGCCCTGTAGCACAACGGTAGTGCGGCAAACTGTTAATTTGTAGGTTGTAGGTTCGAATCCTACCGGGGCAGCTTAAGGAAGAATGGCCGAGCGGTCTAAGGCAGCATTTTACTAAAGTGCCGAGGCGTAACAACCTCCGTGGGTTCGAATCCTACTTCTTCCGTTTGGTAGATTACTCAAGTGGACAACGAGGGCAGACTGTAAATCTGCTGGCTATCGCCTTCGGGAGTTCGAATCTCTCATCTACCACTAAGTTGTTGATATGAAAAGACTTAGGACAAATGTGGCGGGTCGCGTTCGACGTAAGTGCTTGGAGCATAACGACTTAGGATTTTCTAAAGTTTGTTCTTGACAACAGACGATAACTATGGTATGATCAAACAACACGGGGCGTAAGGTAAGCCGGTTGCATCCGACACTCTTATAAGGTGTTCATAGGTACGTTCGACTCGTACACGCCCTACTTTTATGCTACGGAGGCTGACGTTTGAGTTACGAGGCTGGCCCCATCGTCTAATGGTTTAGGACCTTGGATTTTCGTTCCAAGTATCGGGGTTCGAATCCCCGTGGGGTCACTTGACACAGAAAGAAGTTTTGATATACTGCAAAACATGGGTCTCTAGCTCAATTGGCAGAGCAAGGAGCTTTTAACTCTTAGGTTCAGGGTTCGAGTCCCTGGGGACCCACTTGACAATTGTTGGCTGTTAGTGTAGAATAAGGATAAGAAAGGGAGTAGAAGTATGAGATACGAAGATTACTATGATGGTTACAACTATGACTATGATGAATTGGTAGAAAATACCGAAGATCTTGGTCTAGATGAAGAACCTTGGATGCAAGATGCCGAGGAGGATGATGAAGTTCCGTCTTATGGTAGGAATTATTATCCTGATATTTCAGAAGAAGATAACGATTGATATTGGTGGATGCTTCTAGGTGGGTCTAGACTATATATTCTTTATTCCTTTCTTCATTAGCTGTACGTTCGAATCGTATCATCCACACTTATGAATATTATGAATCAGAAGATTGAGGATTTTCGTCAAACAGAAGACGGAAAAATAATCCAAGGAGCTGCTCATACTTGCCGAGTATTGAATCATAAGAATCGTAATAAAATTATTATCAAGGCAGTGTGCGATCTACGAAAGATTGCCGACAGTTTTGATACTATCGCATGTTGCGGAGTTAGTGGCCTAATGGTTGTTCCGCAGATTGCAGAGTTACTCAACAAAAATATTGTAATTATTCGTAAGCCTGATGAAAAAAGATATAGCGATTTTTATATTGAAGGTGTTTCTCCTTTCCGTTATATTATTGTGGATGATCTTATCTGCTCTGGAGATACTCTAAAATGGATTCGCCAAGCTATCTACGAAGATAATCCAAAAGCTATTTGCAATGGATTATATTGCTATCTGCCAGATGAGTGTGCGTACACAAAAGAAACCGAAAAATTATTTAGCCAGCGTTATCGCACAATTCTCCTAAACCCTGCTCCACTAAAGACTTAGGGACAGTAGGCGCGGCCCGCCGTGTCGTAAGTGCTTATCTAGCAACGACTTAGAGCAAAACAAAATTTTCTCAAGACACCCCCTTGACACTGCCGATAATAGATGGTAGAATCGAAGAACGTAACGAAGAAAGCTCAGTAACACGAAAGGGATGATTATGGCTCATGCAGTTGAACAGATGATGTTTGTTGGTGCTACCCCGTGGCACGGTCTGGGTAACCAGTTGGACGAGGCTCCCACTGTTTCGGAGGCGATTACCGCCGCTGGTCTGGATTGGGAAGTTGGTCTGAAAGACCTATTCACCCAAGAGGGAACGCCCGTTCCGGCTCGTGCCACCTACCGCAAGACTGACAATTCCATTCTCGGAGTTGTCGGCCCGCGATACACTCCGCTGCAAAACAGCGAAGCGTTCGATTGGTTCCAGCCGTTTCTGGATGCTGGAGAGTGCAATCTGCACACTGCCGGTTCTCTCCACAGCGGTGCGAAGGTTTGGGTTCTTGCCCAACTGAACCGCGACAATAGCGAGATCGTCAAGGGTGATGATGTTTGCAAGTTTATCCTGCTGTCCAACAGCCATGATGGTACGACCGCTATTCGTGTCGGATATACTCCGATCCGCGTTGTGTGTGCGAACACAATGGCTATGGCTCACAGCAAGGGTAGTGGCTCCAAGCTGATTCGGATTCGTCATACCCGTTCCAGCAAGAATAATCTCGAACAGGTTCGGGATATCATGGACAATATCAATGCGGAGTTTGAGGCAACTGCTGAACAGTTCCGATTCCTCGCGTCGAAGAACTTCAATCAAGTTGATGTTCGTCGATATGTCAAGGTGATGCTCGGTATCGAGGGTACTGAGGATAAGGATATCAAGACTCGTACTCGTAATATCATGGACGAGATTCTCACCTTGGTGGAAGGCCCGAAGCAGAGTGCAACGGGTGTGCGTGGAACGTGGTGGGCCGCTTACAACGGCTTCAACGAGTATCTGAATTACAGTAAGGGTCGCACGACCGATAATCGTCTCGATTCGCTCTGGTTTGGACAGAACGCTAATGACAATACGAAGGCTCTGGAAACTGCGATGCAGTTTGCAAACGCTCTGTAACGATCCTTTCGTGGTGCGTGGCTCGGGGAGGCCGTCCCTCAGAAGTGGGGGGCGGCTTCCTCTTTTTTGTAGATAGTAGGTGATTCCGTAAGTGGTTGATAGCAAAGGACTTACGTCAAATCCGGCCCGCAAATTTCGTCCTAAGTTTAGTAGTGGTAAGGACTTACGTAAATTTTGTAACAGTTTCTCGTAAGTTCCCTATAGACAAGGGGTTGCGTATGACGATATAATGGATGAGACGCAAGGTGTTGTCTGGCAAAGAGTTAGGTAAAAATAGTAATGATGAATATAAAAATAGAATTGTATTCATTTGTATCAGCTAATCCAACGGATTTGCGTGACTTGAAGATAGTCAGCGAGAAAATACGAATAGTAACAAGGCTTGTTGAATCTAAGTTCTTATGTTTCAACCACTTGCGTCAAATCAACCAGTGTGGTATACTGTGGATAGTAACAAGGTATGTAATGAGATGGTATAAAGTTGAGAATTATTCTCAATAAGAAAATATGATTGTTTTTTGTAGTCTGATAATGTAGTCAGGCAAAAGTCGGGGTCCTTTGAAATGATGCAGGAAAGAATGAAAATTACTGATCAAAATAGGGCTGATATTACTAGTGTCTATTGCCACAGGCTTTTGGACGATATGGACTTTAATACTCTGTATAGTTTTGCTTATCAAATGTTGGTGGATAATAAGAGTGGATTAACTAATAAAATGTTGGAAGAACAGATTGTGGATTACTACCCTAACCTTTTGGAGACTGAATAATGAATAATACTTATAATATCAAAGAAGATTTGCGTAATGCTCAGAATATTTTATCTGAAATTGACAATAATTACAGAGACCTTTATGTTAGACTGTTGAAAGAACCCAACCTTAGCGAAGGTACTCGTAAATCTTTGGTAAGACTTGGCGAGATTATTTGTCGTGATTTTGTAAGTCCATCATGGCCGGATGTTTTGGACAACTAAATTAGTGTATTCTAATACGTCCTTAAGGGGAGGTATTATGATATTCTTGCAAAGTCCGAAAAATTTCTGGCATATAGCCATACTATTCTTGTGGATCACCTTCCTTTTAATGTACGCTTAATTTTGGAGATTGAATAATGCAAAAACTTTGGGATGAATCTGGTCAACCTCTTTTCTATAAAGAAAATGGAGAAAGAGATTATCTTCAGGAGGCTCATTATAGATATGTTTCTCCATCATGGATGAGCATGGCAGCATACTCTTGTTGTCCTGAGGAATTACAGGCTAGATTAAATAACGTGGAGTGGGATGGAAAAACTCAATATATAATCAACAAGGAGAATAACTAATGGAAGTAGAACTTAGTAAACAAGAAGCTTGGAAGATTCTTGATGCTATTAGTGCCTATAAGGAAGATTATACTGTTACTGGCGCTGTTAGTAAAACATATGATAATATTACTAAAAAACTGAAAGAGGTTGTAAAAGAATGACTATAGTTTTCTGGTTGATCGCACTGTTCTGTATAAGCTTGATCTATTATCTAAAGATCACTGAGTAGCGGTGTATAAAACTTATTAGTGATTTTGGGTGGCCTAATTTCGGAGGGCTTTATGAAAGCTCTGTGGAGAATAATTCGGGCTATTTTTTGCGGATGTTTATTCGCATGGATCGGAGTCTCTATGATGGAAACGGAACTAGAGATTCTTACTAATAGTTCTTATAAAGAATATATGGCTCACGATCTATTTTATGGATATTTGTCTATAAGAACTTTTTATGAGAATATAGTTTATGTTGCAGGATTGAACTTTATAATGGGATTTTCTATAGGACTAATATGGAAACCCGGAAGTATAAAGATATAAAGGATTTAAATGCTTTTAGTTGTTATTATAGTTGTTATGATATTATTGTTGGATACTAAGCCAAAATACTAATATATGCAAAAAAGTGCTACAGTAGCTTTGATTAGTAACAATAAATTATTGTTGCTAAAACGTGGAGATTCTGCGCCGTGGAATCCCGGACGATATTGTTTACCCGGTGGAAAATTAGAACATGATGAAACTTTAGTTGATTGTGCAGTGAGGGAGTTGTATGAGGAAACTAATATAGTATTAAAATCTAATCAATTAACTCCTCTTATTATCTCTTATCCCAAATACAGCAAGACTGTGTTTGTTTGTAATAGTGATAGTAACTATATTGTAAAATTGAACTGGGAACATTCTGATGCCATCTGGGTATCGTATGGGGAATCATCCTCAATTGATCTGGTGCCGGGTCTGGCCGTTACTATTAAAACCCTTGGTGACTCTGGGTATCTGATCTAAATCGTTTAAAGCCAAGACCTTGTGGCGACCGATACTTGTGGTATACTGGGATTGTAACACGCACTCAGGAGATTGCAGAAAGAATTCTAATTACGGAGGTACTATGGTAAATAACTAAATTGTGTTCTGATTATTCTTTTCACCCTAAACTCAGGACATAATATGCTCATTCTCGCTTTGTTTGTTTTTCTCTGCATGGACTGAACAGGTTGGAGCT